ACATTACCCTTAGCGGTATACTCCCAAAAGTCGGTCACGCTGATATTATCCTTTACCGACTCCACTGCTATATCGAATTCTTCATCATTTAATTCAGGGAATGACTTACGAACTATCTTAATGTCTTTACCCGACCTAATCAACTCCTCTACTCTCTTCTTCGTGTGTATATCTTCAAAAAACTTAGTATGATGCTGCGAAGTCTTCTTGTAGGCACTTTTGACCGTTGTATCTATTTCCCTTTCGGTAAAGTCCTTTTGTTGGAATTGTAGGCACACTCTTAGGGCTTCGTTACGGCTGATGCCATAATCATTCAAGGCTGATGCCAATTTGAATAGGTTGGCATTCCTCTCCCCCGATGACATTGAGAACTTATTAAACCATTTCAGTAATCTACTGATTATCTCATTATCTGATTTAATGGGTATTCTTATTTCCTCAGTAACCTCGTAGATATCAACTTCTTTTAATTCATTCCATTCTAAACTATCTTGATTGATAAAAATATTAGGGTCATAAGACTCAAAGCATATCCGACAGATGTCGCTACAATGGATGTCAAAATATGGTGAATTATACTTATCCTTCAAGGAATCAAAGTATCTTTTATGGTTAGGTATATCCTTTGGTATCTTAACCAATACCTTCAATCCATTTCTTCTTGGGGATAGGAAACAAGCAAAAGTATAAGGGTCAGCTATAAACGACTCCCTGTACTGGTTCATCTGCTCAGGTGTATCAAAATTGTCAAAGTCAAGGCATATAAGCCCCGAATGCTCTATTATGCTTACGGCATTGCGTTGGGTGAATGTACCGCTAAACAAGATAGCAGGTAAGGTGTTCTTAAGTTGCTTCTGCCTATCCTTGTCGGTGCTGCGTTCTATCTCATCAATGATAGCCCGTGATTTGCCCTCCTTGATACGATTTAGGATGTCAAATACATCCCGATGATATGCTGCGGATACTTCGTTAAAGTTCCTAAATATGGTTATGTTCATTGTTTGATAAAAAAGCCCTTTACCTACTTATCTGAGTACCATTCAGACTTTCGATAAAGGGCAATAAAGTAGTTATTATTGGCAATGGTACTGCCTAAACTGAGTGCAAGTTAGATAATAAGAGAATAATTGGGTAGTAATGTGTATAGAGTGTTAGTTGTTGCACATCCGTGCCACATCCGTGCCACATTGGTATTTCTCTGTAACTCGCTCCAATATTTGCTTTAAGGCGAATCCGTGCCACATTGGGATGTTTTTTGGGAATTTCAAAAAAAAACTTTTCATTTTCAACTCTTATTATTATAAAGAGAGAATAGGGGAATTCCCAATGTGGCACGGCAATAAAATATTTGCATTAATAATTAAATAGATTTGTTTGAGTTTTTTGTGAAATAATTGCTTTTAAATTTGCCTTAGCTAAATCAAAATAACTCTCTTTCAATTCAAAACCTACTCCCTTACGTTCCATTTTAACTGCTTGATAAACTTCGCTACCAATACCCATAAATGGAGTTAAAACAGTATCGCCTTTGTTTGAGTATAAGTGTATCAATCTTTCAATGGTATCAAGTTGTAAAGGGCAAATATGCTTTTCATCATTTTCTTCTCTGCCATTTCTAAACCCTTGTAATGTGTTTGAATAGTTAATATCCATCCATACTGGAGAAGCATATTTTTGCCACAAATCAACACTTAAATCGGTATTGGTTACAGGGTTATTTCTTTCGCCATCTTTTCTAAAAATCATTACATAATCAGGAATACCAACACGGCTCATAGTGCTATCTTTTTTCACTTGCTTATGTAATAATCCAAGTGCCTTTGTTCTTTGCATTTCAATTACAGGGTCTTTCCAAATTGTAACCCTACTCGCATAAACAAATCCAGCATCTTCAAAAGCCTTTAAAATCATCCCGCTAAAATCCCTCAATCCAATATAGCCGTGTTTGCCTTTTTGAACAGGCAAATCCATACAATGAACTGCCACATTTCTACCTGACATCATTACCCTATAAAGTTCTTTAATCAAAAAACTAAATTGGTGTAAAAACTCATTGTAATCTTTTGAATTACCCATATCCTCCAAGTGGTTTGAATATGTATATAGTTCTGCAAATGGCGGGCTAAATACACTTAATCCAATAGTTTCATCTTTTACATTTTGAATTAACTGTACACAATCCCCTCTTTGGATAGAGTACCATTCATTATTTTCTTCGGTGGTGTCAAATTCGCATACTTGCATAATTTGTCCAGCTAAATTTAGATTAACTGCTTTTGCCATTTCATCTTGCATAATTTCAAATTGTTTTTGTTTTGTATCAATAGCTTGTTTTACATTAGCCATTGTATCGGTGGTTATTAAATAAATGTTTACTTCGTTTTTTTGCCCAAATCTGTAACTCCTGCGGATAGCTTGATATAGTCCCTCAAAAGAAAAATCTAAACTGGCAAAAATTTGATTTCTACAATTTTGATAGTTCATTCCAAAACTTGCTATTTTCGTTTTGGTTATCAATATTCTAAATTCATTATTTGCAAATCCCAATAGCTTATCTTTTTTCCATTCGTTGCTATCGCTACCTTTTACCTCAACTGCATCTGGAAGTAATTTTTTAAGCATTTCGCCTTCTTCGTTTTGCTTAATCCAAATAATAAAGTTTTCATCGGGTTTGTCATTTACTAATTTAACTACTTCATCAAGTCTTTCGATTTTAGTTAGTCTTAATTCTGCATTGAAGTTTGTAGCTGAAATAATTGCATCATTGAATAAACTTCCATTATCTCGTTTGGTAGTTTTAATTTGATTTTCTAATAAGTTCAATTTAGGCAAATCATAACCTATCATTTCAAAACCAATATCCATAGGTTTATTTAACATTATAGCCCAACTACCTACAAACTGATAAAACATCTTTACAGCGTGTCCTTTTAACCTCCATTTAGCCGTTTCGCCACCATCGTGAACAAAGTACATTGCTAACATTTCGTTTCGGCTCATTACGTCTAAAAATTCGCTATGATTACCCAATTCCATAGGGTCGTTTGGTGATGGTGTTGCAGTACAAGCTAACTTGTAAGGAGTGCTAATAAAACTATCAATTATTTGTTTTTTTGTAGCACCTTCAAAGTTTTTTAAAATACTGCTTTCATCAAGCGCAATACCGCTATAAATTGAACAATCAATATTATCAAGTTGCTCATAATTTTGAACATCAATACTTGCCATATCAATTCCAAACTTTAACCCTTCCTGTATTGTTTGCCCAACAACTGCCAATGGTGCAAGTATTAAAACTTTACTTTTAGTTTCTTTACATACTTGATTAGCCCATTCTAATTGCATCAAAGTTTTACCCAATCCACAATCGGCAAAAATTGCATACTTACCAGCTTTTAAAGCTCGTTTTACAATGAACTTTTGAAAGTCAAACATCTTATTGTTTAACTTTTTTTCATCAACATCAAATCCTGAAAGAATATGTTTTTTTTGTTTTTTTTCTAAGAATTCTAAGTAATCTTTTTTTTGTGTCATATTATGTGTTTTTATGTTTCATATTTGAATTGTAAGGATTGCCCTTACACTTGGCCCACAGTAGATGAATCGAACATCTGTTACCTGCAATGCAGGGTCTTGCCACTAAATGAACTGCGGAAGCCCTAAAAGGGCAAATCGTTTGGTACTGTTGTCGCTTGTACCACTTGCGGAGCAGGTTGCGGAGCATATTGCGGTGTTACCTTCTGCCCTGCTATCTTAGCATTTCCCAATATTGTACCTTTTTCTGCTGAGTCCTTAGGTACTGATTCCGATACAAATCCGTGATTGCCGTAAGAATCTGCCTCATCTTTGAGAAATACCACAAGATTTAACCCCTTACCGATTGAACCATCTTTACGGGTGAATTCTTTGATTTTTGACTTGTCAATTTTTGCCAAGTCGATGTTTAGTTGGATTACCATTGTTTTTTATTTTGATTGTTAATTAATCTGTTTAAATAATCTTGCGCCTTTTCAAGGTCTTTTACCCCATCCTTCTTGCGCCATCGTAATAAATACTTGAGTACATTGCCCTCGTAGAAATCAAGCCCGTAATGGTCAATGATTTTCAATGGTTCGTAGATGTCCTTATCGTAATGGCTTGATGATGGTTGGGCAATAGTTACATTCTCTGCTTTGTAAAACTTCCCATCTGTGCCTTTGAAATTACGGGAAACAATATCATAGTAAAGTACGATAAATTTGCCACCATTGGTATATAACCCTGTCCCTGATGGTATTGCTTGTGCTTGTTCGTGTGTCATTGTGTATTGTGTTTAGGTCAACAAATATATATATCTTATTGGATTCTA